CACGCTGGGGCGATTAACCCCACAACGGGCTATTTGAACGGCTACATCGACGACCTGCGCATCAGCCGCTACGCCCGGTACACCGCGAACTTCACGCCGCCAACGTCGGCTCTGCAAATTTTCTGAGGCGACACATGGAAGTAGCAAAAGTCATCGACGGTCAGGTGTTGGAGGTAGGCCACTACCGCGACATCAGCGACCTGTGCCACCCGCCCACCGACGAGCAGCTTGCTGACCGCAATCTGTTTAAGGTGAATCTGTTCCGCCCGCACGACCGCGCCACGCAGAAGCTGGTGCGCTGCGCGCCGGTATTTGAAGACCCGTGGGTGTACACCGTCGAGGTGCAAGACCTGACGCAAGAAGAGCTTGACGCCATCGCGGCGCAGGCAGAGGCACAAGCAGCGGCGGACGCTGCGGCACAGGAGCCAACAGATGGCAATTAACTTCCCGATCAACCCGACGGTTGGCCAGATTTACACCCAGGGCTCGCGCTCCTGGGAGTGGAATGGCTCCGCCTGGGACGCCAAGAACACCAGTTATGGCCCTGTCGGCCCCACGGGCCCCACGGNNCGGCCCCACGGGCCCCACGGGCCCGATTGGCATTACCGGTCCCACTGGCGCGGCGTCGACCGTGCCCGGCCCCACGGGCCCCACGGGCAACGGCCCCACGGGCCCCACGGGCACAATGCAACTCGCCGTCAGCACAACCAGCAGCACGTCATACACGATCGCGCTCGCCGACGTAGACAAGATGCTGCTGTTCAGCGCGGCCAGCGGGGTAGCACTGACTGTGCCTACTAACGCCGCCGTGGCGTTCCCGATCGGCGCCACCGTCAACGTCTGCCAGTACGGCGCAGGGCAACTCACCATCACGCCCAATGGCGGTGTGACCGTCTCGGCCACGCCCGGGCTCAAGACTCGCGCCCAGTACAGCGCCTTCTCCCTCATCAAGGTCGGCACTGACAGCTGGGTCGCCTTTGGAGACCTGTCGGCATGATCCCGGGAATTGCCAGCAGCGCGATCGTTCAGTTCACCAACGTCCTCGATTTCTTGATCGTTGGCGCCGGTGGCGGTGGCGGCTCGGCCGAAGCGCTCGTGACTGGTTACTCCGGTACCGGTGGTGGCGGTGGCGGTGGCCGCCTGATTCAGTTGTCCGCATGGACATTTCCCAGTGGCTATACCTACAACGTGACGGTTGGCGCTGGTGGTGCTGGCGGCACCACCATGAACGGCGGTACCGGGGGCAACACAAGCGTCGTAGCTACCGGCTCGGGCATCAACTACGTCGCCTACGGCGGCGGTGGCGGCGCCGGCGCGGCGAACAACCCGCGAAGTGGCAACGCCAGCCCATCTGCGCTCGGCTCGAGCGGCGGCTCGTTCTATGGCGCATTGCCCGGCTCGTCCACTTACAGCTACGTCGGCGGCATCGGTTCGCTGACGGACTACTATGCTGGCGGCGGCGGTGGTGGCGCAGGAGGCTCTGGCTTTGGTGGCAACGGAGCCGGGCCGTTCTCTGGCGGTGCTGCAGTCTCCGGCAATGCAACCATCGGCCTGTCACTTACGTATGGCGGTGGCGGCGCGGGCGGCCCGCTCAGTAGCGTTGCTGGTGCCGATGGTGTCAACCGCGGCTTCGGCGGCCAAGGTGGTGGCTTGACCAGCGTCGCTGGTGTGCGAAACAACGGTGGCAAGGGCGGCAACGGCGTTGCGGTTTTCAGACACCTGAGCAAGTTTGAGGCGCTCAAGACCACTGGTGGGTGCACGATCTCGTTTCTCAACGGGTACACTTACTACACCTTCACTAGCGACGGTACCTTCATCGTACCCTGACTCACATGAAAATCTGCGTTTACGCCATCTCGAAGAACGAGGAGCAGTTCGTCGAGCGCTTTTGCGCGTCTGCCAAAGACGCCGACATGATTCTGATCGCCGACACCGGCTCCACTGACAACACCGCCCAGAAGGCCCGCGACTGCGGCGCCACGGTTTACGACATCTGCGTCAGGCCCTGGCGCTTCGACAAGGCTCGTGACACGGCGCTTGCGCTCATCCCTGGAGATTATGATGTCTGCATTTCCCTCGACTTGGATGAAATCTTGGAGCCGGGATGGCGCGAGGAAATCGAGCGTGTATGGAAAGCCGACACAACTCGTCTTCGCTACAAATTTGATTGGGGCTGTGGGATCAGTTTCTTTTACGAGAAAATACACCACCGGCACGGCTACCACTGGCATCATCCGGTGCATGAGTACCCCCGTCCCGATGGCCGCATCACCGAGGTCTACGCTCACACGGACATGCTCTTGGTGAGCCATCACCCCGATCCGACTAAGTCCCGCGGGCAGTACATGCCCCTGCTCGAGCTGGCGGTCAAGGAAGACCCGCACTGCCCGCGCAACGCTTTTTACCACGCTAGAGAACTTACGTTCTATAAGCGCTGGGCTGACGCCATCACCGCGCTGACCAAATACCTCGACATGCCCGAAGCCAACTGGCCCAACGAGCGCTGCTACGCCATGCGGCTGCTGGCCAAGGCGCACGGGGAACTGGGCATGCACGAGCAAGCCCTGAAGTGGGCCCGCCAGGCTGTTGCTGAGGCGCCCGGCACTCGGGAGCCCTGGGTTGAGCTGGCCGCGGCCACATACCGCCGCTCTTTGTGGGCCGAATCTTACGCCGCGGCCAAGTCCGCCATCGCCATCAAAGACAAGGCGGCGGTGTACACTATGGACCCCAGCGTCTGGACTGAAGTGCCGTACGACTACGCCAGCATAGCCGCCTGGAATCTGGGCCTCAAAGACGAAGCGATTGAGCTTTGCAAGCAAGCTGTCGCCCTTGCGCCGGACAATGATCGCTTGCAAAATAACCTTGCTTCGATGACCGCAAACGGGTGAGCTATGACGGAACTGGACGTGATTTCCAAGACGGAGGCCAAATTGATGTCACATGAAGCGGTATGCGCTGAGCGATACGCTCGTATTGACGGTTCGCTCGAGAAGGGCGACAAGCGCATGACCAAGATCGAATACCTGCTTTATGCAGTGATGGCCTGTGTGCTGCTCGGCCCTGGTGTAGCAGCCGATTTCATCAAGAAGTTCTTCGGACTGTGAAGGACTGGGCCGTGGCTTTCCTGGCTGCGGCCTGTCTGGTCGGAATGAGCGTTTGGGGTATCAAGGAAATCGTCGTGTTGTTCGGAGGATTCCTGTGATTGATCCCATAAGCGCATTCGCCGCGGTGCAGACCGCGGTCAAGATGATCAAGAAAGCGTCTGCAGCGGCAGACGACGTAGCGTCGCTCGGTCCGCTGATTGGCAAGTACTTCGACGCCAAGCACGAGGCCACGAAGGCCGTGCGAGAGAGCAAGAAGTCCGGCGGCTCCAACATGGGCAAAGCCATCGAGATCGAGCTGGCGCTCAAGGCGCAGAAGGATTTTGAGGAGCAGCTCAAGGGGCTGTTTTTCTCGTCCAACAACATGGACATCTGGAACAACATCATGGTCCGTGTGGCCGAGATGAACGCAGAGGACAAGGCCGAGGCTGAGCGCGAGAAGGTGCGCGCACGCAACGCCAAGCGCCGCCAGGCTGAGCTCAACGAGATTTTCCTGGCCGTTGGCATCCTGGTGGTAGTCGGCATCTTCGCCGTCTGGGGCCTGGTCGAGTTCTTTGACTACTGCAAGTCGTCCAGGTGCGGACGATGAGATGTGGAAAGAGTTCCTCGAGAACCTGGACAAGTGGCTCAAGCTGAGCTGCTACCTGGCGTTCGCGTGGGTGTTTGTCGACATCCTTCCATACCTCCCGGTGCACATCGTCGACCGGATCATCGACGGGCTTTTGAGCAAGGTGGGCCTATGAACGTCACGCTCCAACTCCGGCACCTCGAAGACCTGCGCGAGCGCTTGCGCGCGGTGCACGAGGCGAACCTGGCGCAACTTCGCAAGGAGATCAGCCAGACGCACGAGCACTACGCCAAAGTGCGTGAGACGCAGGAGCGCCCCCAGCAAAACCGAGTGGATGTGCGAGCATGAGACTGATACTTCTGACCTTGTTGTTCCTGGCTGGCTGTGAGGACCGGTACCGGTACTTTTGTCAGGACCCGAACCACTTCTACGCCAAGCAATGCCAAAAGCCGTATTGCCAATTCACTCAGCAGTGCCCAGAATACTTGGTAGCCCCCATCCTGGAGAAACAGATTGAGTCCGCTAAACCTGCTGCAAGCCAGCCCTGAAGGGCGCATGACCGCGGACGAGATCGAAGTCCGCATCTGGGGCTTTGTCGTGGTCATGATCACGCTGATCCTGGTCGGCATCGTGTCCATGCTGCTCTACTCCGTGACCTTCGTGGCCCAGCCCATCAAGTCGATGGCGCCGATCGACCAGGCCT